AGAATTTGGTAGTGGAAGTGCTGGTACAATAACAACTGGTAAAACAGATATGTTTGGAGGAACAAACGCAGTACAGATAGATTTTCCATCAAATGCAGATAATGTAGGTATTATTTTTGGTACTGCATCAAGTGGTTTATCTTCTGGAGATTGCACTATAAGTATTTATGTTAAACTTGTTGAAAGTGGTAATAAAAATCTACAATTAAGGGCTGGATTTAAAGGTATTGTAAATGTTAATTCTACTGAATTTACAAGAGTAGATTTAAGTGGAACTAAAACAAATACAGAAGCGTTCAATTTAAAATTAAGACCAAGCGAAGGTACATCAACTGGAGGTTTTTCAATTATAGTTTGCCATCCACAAGAAGAACAAGGCATCTACCCTACAAGTATAATTCCTACATCTGGAAGTGCTGTAACGAGGGTTCAAGATGCTTCAAGACAAACTGTACCAAATGGTGTTTCATTAAGTACAACTGGAACAGTATTTCTTGATTATACTTTGAATATAGATTTAGTATCTGCTGCACATTTTCCTTTTTCTATAACAGATTATAATAATAATTCTTCAAATGAATGGCTTACAAGAGGTTCTTTTAGATTTGATATTAACACGAATGGAGGTGTAACTTATGAGTTTGTTTTATTAAGTGCTGCTATTTCAACAACCACAACTGTAAGTGATATTTTTACATCAATAGGAAGTAGAGGTAAAATGGCAGTATCTTGGAATGGCACAAATGTAACATTTTCAGTAAATGGAGTTAATTATCAAGACACGTTGTCTACTAATTTTACTGGCTCTTTAGATGGGATTTATTTAGGTGTATTAGGAACTTTTAATAATACTTATAAAGGAGGTCAATTTAACGACATAAAACTTTACAACACAAGATTATCAAACGCAGAATTACAAGCATTAACAACAATATAAGAGTAACAAATACACACATTAAACTAACAAGAGTAAATAATTAAATTAAGTATTATGAAAGTAGGAAAGTATTATTTTAAAGATTTAGCAACTGCCGAAGCTAAAATTAAGGCCTTAGGCGTAAGCGAGGACGAAGATGGTAACGAATACCCAACGCATTCTCATTCAATCGTTAAACTAGGTCATATTGTCTTAGAACAACCTGAATTTGATGAAGATGGTGAGATTATTAAAGAAGCCGTTTTAAGTGAAAACTATCACTTAGATGTTTTATGGGATTTAAGCGATTCAACTGATGAAGATGGCGAATTAATTAAAGCCGATCATCCACACGGATGGAAATCTGCAAGTGTTGAATTAGATTCAAATGGCGTTCATTCATTCTTTGGAATTGATTATTTAGCGCACAAAATGTAATTTATGGCGAATCCAACTTTGGCAATGATTCCAAGTGGGTACAAAGCCGGAAAAGTTTATTCAGTTTTGCCAGTCAATGGGGATGGTGATTTTACAACATTCACAAGGGCCGGACAAGCAACGCGCGTAAATCAAAGCGGTTTTATTGAAACCGTTGATGCAAACATTCCACGTTTAGATTATACAAACGGAGGTTGCCCGGTTTTATTATTGGAGGATCAGAAGGTTAATAATTTAACGTATTCAGACGATTTCAATAACTGGACAAAAACTAACATAACAACAACGACAAACACAACATTATCGCCAAGTGGTGATGCTTCAGCGGACACTATAACAAGAAATTCAACGGCTGCATCTTACGTCAACAAATCTTTTACAAAAGAAGATGAAGATTCATTTGAAATGACTCTATCTGTATTTGTCAAAAAAAATGTTGGCGATTTCTTTGCAATAAGGGCGCAAGGTATTTATCCGCATAGGGTTGATACTTTGTTTCAATTTAGTAATGAAACATTAACTTCATCCGAATCTGGAAATGGTAATTTTTCATTTATAAGTGCATCATTTACAAAGTATTCTAATGATTGGTATCGTTTAAATGTTTCATTTGAAACTGATGAAGCTGCAACATTAACAGCATTATTTTCGCCAAGAAGTTTAAGCGGTCAAGTTGATTCAACAGATTCAGCAAGTGATTCAAGTGTTTTCATTTGGGGCGCACAATGTGAATATGACAGTTTAACTTCATATATTAAAACAACAACAGTAGTACAAACAAGATTAAAAGAAACTTGTAAGGATGGCGGTAATTCGGTTTTATTCAATGGCAATTATCAAAGTGAATTATTAAATCCTTTACGATTACGATCAACCTATTTTGAAAATTTACAAGGCACAACAGACATATTAAATTCATTTCTTTGTGACGGCGTTTTAACTTATGGTTCAACGATGTTTGTTGATTTACAAAAATCTTTTAAAGACAGAACGCTAGGGCGCATATCAATTTCAGACAGTTCAACTTCAAATGCCGTTGTTATTAGTAAGAAAACAAACAACTCACAATTTTATTTATTTATTACTAGGGCCAACGGGGATATTGTTGCTGAAATTACAACAAACGTTGATTATGATGTTAGGAATAAAATTGCTATTTCTTGGGAGGTTGATAATTTTAAATTTTATGTAAACGGCTTTTTAGTTCATACAGTTACAAGCGGAGAAACACCAATTGATTTAAACGCATTTGCATTTAACGGAAGCAATGAAAGTTTATTTAATTTTTTTGGTGAAATAAACACGGTTCAATATTATAACTCAAGTTTACAAAATTTAGAAATTGAAAAATTAACTTCATACAGTTCATTTAAAAAAATGGCTGAATCACAACTTTGCAATGTTGAATGATTAGAATTTAATAATAAATAATTATTCGTATATTTACAAAAAATTAAATAACATTTAAATTTATACATAATGGCTACAACCGGAGTATTTAACGGAACTAACTTAATCTTGACTGTTGAAGGTACAGCAGTTGGTCACACAACAAGTTGTTCAATGTCCTTATCAATGGACACACCAGAAGCAACAACAAAAGATTCAAACGGATTTTCTGAATATATTGGAGGCGTAAAAGGCGGCGAAATATCTTTTGAAGGTTTAATTGCTTATGATGATGGTGCAAATGCAATTGAAATGGCTGATTTTCTTTTATCTAGAACTCAATTAACTTGTGTTTTCGGAACTGCCGAAACTGGTGATGCAGTTTATACTGCTGAAGCATTTTTATCAAGTGTTGAAATGTCTGCTGAAATGGAAGCTGCTGTTACATATAGCGGATCACTTACAATCACCGGCGCAATTACAAAATCAACTAACTAACCAACATTAGTTTTTTTACATAAAAAAGCCGCCGTCTATATTTAGGCGATGGCTTTTTGTTTTTATTAATCAAATCTTTTAAAATGACAAACAAAAAAAGAGGTTATATTGATATAACCGTTGACGGCAAAAAAAAGACATTACATTTTTCAATGAACTTTTGGGCGGAATTTACCGAACAAATGGGCGTATCACTTCAAGACATTGGAGGCGTATTTGAATCAGGCATTTCACTTAATGGACTAAGAGCATTAATTTATTCTGCGGCACTTGCAAATGACTTAGAAAGTGGTAATGATGTTGATTATAATATTTATACTGCCGGAACGTGGCTTGATGATATAAGCGCCGAAAAGATAAACGAAATTGTTGAGGCAATGATGCAATCAAAAATTCTTGGAAATTCATTAGAAGGCAGTCAAAAAAATACGGCAAAGCCGAAGCCGTCAAAGAAACAATAAACTTTGAAACTTTAACCGATTATTATATTGGGCAAATTGGAATTTTGCCTGATGATTTTTGGCGGCAAACTTGGCGAGAAAATGGTTTATTGGCTGAATATTATCATAATAATGTTGGTCTACAATGGGAACAAGCGCGTTACATTTCAACAATGATTTACAATGTAAATTGCCAGAAGAAATCGCAAATGTTAAAACCTGAACAATTATTTGAATTGCCTATTGACAAGCAACGAAAAAAGAAACGCGATCAACCCAAATCAACCCGCGAGGGAATGGATGAATTTATGAAAAAATACCAATCAATGAACAACAAAAAGACGTTAAAATAAAAGCGTCTTTTTTTTTGTATTTTTGTTTGAATTAGTAAACACATTATGGCAGATCAAAATTTAAAAGTAAATATCACCGGAGATAGTTCAAAACTGTCAAACGCCCTCTCATCAGCATCAGGTAAACTTCAAGCATTTGGCGGAAAAATGAAATCTGTCGGAAAATCAATGACAACTTCTTTGACTTTGCCTTTAGTTGCCGTTGGTTCAG